AAGGAGCGGTGCCACTGGATGCAAGTCCGCAGACCCACGAAGGCGATGGAACGTCACGGACGAAGGATGCTTAAATGTCGGATAAAAACGGAGAACGCATCCCGACAGCCGCTACTTCGCATAAGGAGCGTAGTGCGGAGCATGTGAAACGGCTATCAGCCCAAACGATAAATACTGCCGTAAGTGTGGAAGACCAGTCGAATGGCGAGAGGAGCAATGAGATGCAGGAAGCAATAGAAACGGTATTAGATTTTTTAACAAAATGGCTAATCACGTATTTTGCTATTTGCGGATCGATTGCAATCATAGGGCTTGGGATTGCCATTGCAATAGTGGTTAAAGAAAACAACAAGAATAAAAAGCCAAAGTAATATCAAGCCGCGGGGATCCGCGGCACATGGGCTGAACGGCGAGATCTGGATTCGTGGGGACACACAATAACAAACATTAAAATTATGAAAGGAGAAATCCTCCTGCAGTCAGACGTTCCCAGGGATGTGCCACCAGATCAGGCAGGTCCGACTCCTGCCCAGCTCACCAGGGCAAAAGCCCAAATCTGACCGAAAGCGATGCAAAAGCTGCCGGTCATAAATGGGGAGAGCAGATGCAGCCGGCTGACATCCGGACGTGCAAGCCGTCGCCCAGAGAAGATGTCTGTACCCACGGAGGGACGGCCTCCGAGATCCGGGGACGGGTTCCCGGTATCCGGGCTTGTAATGGGTATTAACAAATGGAGCGTCACCGACGCCAAAGCGAGAACGTGAAGGCTCCGAGAGTTTTATCAGCATCAGAAAAATAACGACGACGTGATCGGGCGAAGGGGGCCCGGGGGAAACAGGCGCACGCAGTAAGATCGGAACAGACTGCCGGTTCGCCTGTTGCCCCCGGATTAGAGAACCTGCAGAAAGGAGGGAGCGAATGGCGTGGGAATATGCGGATCTGTTCGACGCAGAGCAGGAACCGGCGGATCCGGAAGGCCAGCTTTCTTTCTGGCAGGATGAACCGAGCGGCCTGCATGTCGGTCAGATGGGATACCGGCGGAGGACGACGAAGGCAGGGCCCAGGCTGGAAGCAGAGATCTATCCAGTGTTCGGTCGGGAGGAACGCGGGCGCCTTCGGGAGGCAAAGCGAAATCAGACGCCGGAGAAGCAGCGCAAACTGAACGAACGGCGGGCTAAGCACAGGCTGCTCCTGCTGATCGATTCGAATTTCACGGCAGCCGACTATCACCTGACACTCACCTATGCCGGGGATCCTCCGGACCTGAAAAGGTGTCAGCGGGACGTGAAGAATTTCATAGATCGTGTGCGGACCAGGAGAAAGCGGCGGAATCTGACGGATCTGAAATACATATACGCAATCGGCCATGACAGCGCGGCGAGGATCCACGTGCACATGATCATAAACGGCGGGATTGACCGGGACGAGCTGGAAGAGATCTGGGCAAAAGGGCGGACGAATGCTGTGCGCCTGCAGCCGGACGAACACGGCTTGCAGGGGATCGCCAATTATTTGTTCAGGCAAAATGCCGGGATGAAAGAAGCCGGCAAGCTGCAGGGAAAGAAAACCTGGACATCGAGCAAAAACCTGAAACGACCGAAAACCAGGAAGCGGGATTGTAATTGCTCCAATGCCAGGGTGCGACGGATCGCGGGAGACATCCAGAATGAGGCCAAGGAAATCATGGAGCGTCTTTATCCTGGCTACACCTTCGTCGAGTGCAGGGTGAGCCATAGCGATATTGTGGACGGGATCTATATTCGGTGCGTTATGCGGAAATGGGAGGCGGTGTCAGGATGATCGACTTCAGACGGATGAATGAGCTGATCCGGAAAGATGATCACATGAAGATGGCGATAGCCAGGGAAAGAGCCAAGGCGGAGCGGATCACGTCGGCGCTGTCGCAGGACGGCGGAGGGGGCGGAGGCCGCGGCACATCATCCAGGGTAGAAGACGGCGCAATCGCTCTTACCATCCTGCAGGAGGAATACAAACCAATCGCCGAAGAGCTGGAGGCACAGCGAAAGGAATTGAAACGCTATCTGCGCAGGCTGGACGAACTGCAGCGGACCTGTATGCGGATGCGGTACATCAGAGGGCTCAGCTGTACCCGCGTCGCGGAGGCGACGTTTTACAGCAAAGATCACATTTACCACACGCTCAAAGCCGCGGAAAACCGAATATTGGAGATGCAGGCAAACGAGTCCGGGAAAAACGATCATAGCACATCACGGCAGAAATTTTAGTGTATTATGATATTGACCAGTTCCGGTGAACAGGTCTCCTGGGCAGCGGGCCCGCATGAAGATGCGGTTCCGCTGTTCGCGTTTATAGGAGCTGAGCACATGAACAAGGATCCATTGGTCGAACAGTTTTACACGAGCTGGCGCTGGCGGCAATGCAGGAAAGCGTTCGCGAAATCGAAGGGCAATCTGTGCGAGCGGTGCCTGTCCAGAGGGATCATCAATCCAGGAACAAAGGATCAGCCGCTGGAGACACATCACAAGAAGCCACTGACAGCAGACAACGTCATGGATCAGGCGGTGAGTCTGAACTGGGACAACCTCGAACTTCTTTGCAAGGCATGCCACGATGAGGAGCGGCAGCGAGCGCCGAAGCGCTGGGCGGTCGATTCTGCCGGCCGGGTGACCTGCCTATAGGCCCCCCCTGGTCAAAAATTCGCGGTTGGGCCGGCACAGGGCCTGGGTGAACATGGAAAGAGCGCGCCGGGTTGCGCACGACGGGCGGCCACGGGCGCGCGCGCCGTGATGAAGAAAGCCATTCTGGCGGTCGGAATCGGCCGCTTTTTTCGATGGTTTTTGGCCGGATTTTTAGGAGACTTGTCCGGAGGTGATCGGATGGAAAATGAACTTGAACCGACATCCGTCAGGGAAAAGGCGGTCAGCGGACGGGAGAAGCTGACGCCGGCAGCGCTGTATAAAAAAATGCTCAAGTTCGGCAGGGTCTACCAGATCGAGAAGGAGCAGGACTTCCTGGAAGCGGCGAGGATCTACAGCGAAGAGGCCGGGCTGATCGACCAGATGCGGGACCGGATCGCAGAAGACGGTCTGACGGTCGAAAAGACCTACAAGACCGGCAGCCAGGAAGTTGCGCATCCGCTGCTGAGCGAGCTGCCGCGGCATGTGGAGAGCGCAAACAAGTGCCTGACCACCATCGGCTCCATGGTCGCGGAGCGCGGGGCCAGGAAGGAAAAAGCCGCGCGGGATCTGGACGCCTTCCGGCTGCATTGATCCGGAGGGGACTGGATGAGCAAGACGGCGGCCAGGGGATCGCTGATGGACCGGCACGAGGAAAACGCGATCCTCTCTTACTGGGCCGCGATCCGGAGCGGCGACGAGATTGTGGGTCAGTGGATCCGGATGCTGTACGAGGTGATCCTGCAGGGGCTCAGCGATAAGCGCTGGTTCTATGATCATCAGCGGGCGGCCGGGGCGCTGGGATTCATCGAGCGGTTCTGCCATCACTACAAGGGCAAGCTGGCGCCGGGACGGATCCGGCTGAGCCTCTGGGAGCGGTCCAGCATCAGTCTGATGTTCGGGATTGTGGACGCCTCCGGGAAGAGGCAGTTCACGGAGGTCTTCTGGCTGGTTGGCCGGAAGATGGGCAAGAGCCTGATGGCCGGATCGATCGGCAACTACATGGCATACGCCGCGGGGGAATACGGCAGCGAGATTTATTATCTCGCCCCGAAACTGGATCAGGCGGATCTGTGCTACAGCGCGTTCGAGTTCAACGTGCACGCGGAGCCGGAGCTGGACGAGATGACACGGAGCACGAAGTTCCGGGGCCTGGTGATCAAAGAGCGGAACACCATCGTCAAGAAGCTGGCGTTCACGGCGAAAAAGAGCGACGGTTATAACCCGATGTTCTGGTGCGCCGACGAGGTGGCCGCCTGGCCGGGGCTGGCAGGCCTCCGCCAGTGGGAGGTCATGGTCTCCGGCACGGGCGCCAGAGAGGAGCCGCTGGGGCTGGCGATCAGCTCCGGAGGATACGAAGATGGCGGCATCTTCGACGAGCTGATGGCCCGCGGGACATCGTTCCTCAAGGGGAACAGCCGGGAAGAGCACCTGCTGCCGATCATCTACATGATCGATGATCCGGCAAAATGGGACCGGCTGGATGAGCTGAAAAAGGCGCTGCCGGGCATGGGAGAGAGCGTCGGAGAGGATTTCATCCGGAAGGAAATCCTGATCGCCGAGGGATCCATCTCCAAGCGTACAGAGTTCATGACGAAGTACGCGAACCTCAAGCAGAACAGCACGACGGCATGGTTTGACGCGCAGCTGGTGAACCAGGTATTCCTGAAGGATGCCGGGAACGGCACCGGGGAATCGTGGGGCTACAGTCTGGAGGACTTCCGGGACACCTACGCATTATGCGGGGTCGACCTGAGCCAGACCACGGACCTGACGAGCGCCTGCGTGATCATCGAGCGCGAGGGCATCCTGTGGGTCTTCTCCCACTTCTGGCTGCCGAAGGAACGGATCAAAGTGGCGACGGAGCGGGACGGGATCCCGTACGAGATTATGGCGGAGCGCGGATTCATCTCATTCAGCGAGGGCCACATGGTCGACTACCGGGACACGGTAGCCTGGTGCAAGCGGCTGATTGAGGAATACAAGATCTATCCGCTCATGGTCGGATACGATCGATGGAGCGCCCAGCCGCTTGTGCAGGATCTGCAGGCCTACGGATTTCACACGGACAGCGTCCACCAGGGGTTCAATCTCAGCGGTATCATCGACACGATGGAAGCGCTGATGCGGAACGGGCAGCTGCGGTCGGCGGACGGAAACGAGCTGCTGAAAATTCACTTTATGGACAGCGCTCTGCAGAACGAGAGCGGGCTGGCAGCCCACACGCGGCACAAGCTGGCCAAGGTCAGCAACAAGGCCCACGTGGACGGAGTGGCCGCGATCCTGGACGCGCTGTGTATGCGTCAGGTCTACTGGGGAGAGCTTGGGGAGCGGCTGCAGAATACTGACGATTGAATAACTCAAATTTTTCTTGTGAAAACCGGAACGAAAAAGCGGGGTGAGGATGGAAGATGGGATTTTTTGACAAATTGTTCGCGAAGCGGAAGCCGGACCGGGAGGCCCAGCAGACTTTCCAGTTCGTGACAGGCTACTCCCCTGTTTTCCGGACGTTTGAAGGATCCATCTACGAAAGCGACATGATCAGGGCCAGCCTGGACGCCCATGGCCGGCACTGCTCGAAACTGCAGATTGAATTTCACGGATCGGCGCAGGAACGGCTGCAGAACCAGCTGAAGCACGCGCCGAACAGCTGGCAGACCTGGCCGAAGTTCCTCTACCAGGGCGCTTCGATCCTCTACGGGAAGAACAATCTTTTCATCGGGCCGGTGCTGGATGAGTTCGGCCGGAAGGTCGGCATCCAGAACATTGTGCCGGTGCGGTTCGAACTGGTGACCAGCGGCGGGAAGCTGTGGGTCCGTTTCTTCCTGGAGGACGGAACGCGGGCAGCATGCGAACTGGATCAGCTGGGGATCATGACTCGGTTCCAGTCCGCGGATCAGCTGTTCGGGGAGGACAACCGGGCGCTGAAGGATGTGCTGGATCTGCAGGCGATCCAGAAGCAGGGCATCAAGGAGGCTATCAAGAACAGCGCCAGCTACCGGTTCTACGGAAAGAGCAGCAACTTCGCCAAGGATTCCGATCTGGCAAAGGAACGGAAGCGGTTCAACGAGCTGAACTTCTCCGAAGGAAACGGCGGAGGGCTGCTGCTGTTCCCGAACACGGTCGACGACATCCACCAGGCGGTGAGCCGGCCTTACACGGTCGACGCGGCGCAACAGAATGTGATCCGGGACAAGGTCTTCGACTACTTCGGCACGAACGAGGACATCCTGCAGAACAAGGCCAAGGGCGACGCCTGGGCGGCGTTCTACGAGGGCGGGCCGGAATGGTTCGCGGTGAACCTGGGCGACGCGCTGACCATGATGCTGTTCAGCGAACGAGAGCGGGCCGCGGGGAATCAGGTGATGTTTTCGAGCAACCGCCTGCAGTACATGACGACGGCGGAAAAGCTGAACTACGTCAACAGCATGGGCGACCGGGGCCTGATCACAAGGAACGAGGCAAGGGCGGTGTTCAACCTGACGCCGCTGCCGGAGCCCTACGGCAGTCAGATCATGGCCAGGGGCGAATACTACAATATTACGGACGAAGACGAGGATCCGGACGGTGACGGCGAATGAGCAAAACCATCGCGGTGGACTTCGATGGGACCTTGTGTGAGAGCAAGTGGCCGAAGATCGGCGAGCCGAACACGGCGCTGATCGATCAGCTGAAGGCAGAGCAGAAGGCTGGGGCCGTGATCATCCTGTGGACATGCCGGGAAGGCCGGCTGCTGCGGGAGGCGGTGAAGTGGCTGAAAGAGCAGGGGCTGAAATGCGACTACGTGAACCGCAACGCACCGGAGCGGATCCGGATGTACAAGAGCGACTGCCGGAAGATCGGAGCTGACATCTACATCGATGACAGGGCCTCGGCGTTCGAGTTTGGAAAAGAGATTAAGCTGTGAGGTGATATTGATGCCGATGAAGAACGGCGAACGGGAATACAGGCTGATCAGCCTGACCGGTAACATTGAGACCCGGAAGGCCGGAGACGGCGGGATGTATGTCGAGGGCTACGCCACGACATTCAATCAGCCCTACACGCTGTACGATGACAGCGAGCTCCGGATCGATGAGCAGGTGGATCCGCACGCCTTCGACGAAACGGACATGAATGACGTGATCATGCAGTATGATCACCAGGGCCGGGTTTTCGCCAGGCGGAAGAACGGGACGCTGGAGATTGGGACCGACGATCACGGGCTGAAGATCCGGGGCCGGCTGGATGGCACCGACATCGGGCGCCAGCTGTATCAGGAGATCGAGGGCGGATACACCGACAAGATGTCCATAGGATTCACGGTAAAGGAAGACCAGCGGGTGCGGACTATGGACCATGACACCGGGAAGGTTTTCGTGATGCGGACCATCACGAAGATCAAAAAACTTTATGACGTTTCTGCCGTGTCATTGCCAGCCAATGACGCGACTGAAATCAGCGCACGCAGTCTCAGCGAGGGAGTCATCAAAGAGATCATGGAGGAGCGCCATGCCGAGGAGGAGCGCCAGCGCGAAATAGAAATTGCCAAGACACTGATGATGATGGGAGGAAATTGAGAATGAAAACTTTGCAGGAAATCCAGGAACGCCTGGCGCAGATCGACGAGGAGCTGCGGAAGGAAGGAATCACCATTGAGGAAGTGCGGAAGCTGCAGGCGGAGATCAAGGAACTGAACGCCGCGAAGGAAGAGATCCGGAAGGCTGCCGAACAGGCCGCCGAGACCCGGCGCATGATCGCGGACGGCACTGTCCCCGTGACCGTGTTGCAGAGCCGGAACAACGGCCAGGAAGCGCAGAAGCGCACCTTCGCCGTGGACAGCGTTGAATATCGGGATGCCTATCTGAAAAACCTGATGGGCAAGCCCCTGGACGCGGAAGAGCGGGCAGCGCTGACCAGCGCGAATGCCGTGATTCCGACCGAAATGCAGAACAAGATCTGGGATAAACTCCGCGAGAATCCCCTGATCGCTGAAATCGATATGCTGCACGTGCCGGGCTACGTCGTCCTGCCGAAGGCTAACACGGTTGGCGACGCCAACTGGGTGGCGATGGGTACCGCTGCCACTGATTCCGCGGATGTCGTCGGCAGCGTCAGCCTGGGCGCCAAGAAACTGATCAAGACCATCGAGATCGAAGCCGATATCAAGGCGATGAGCATTCCCGCGTTCCAGACCTGGCTGGTGAACAAGCTGGTCGAGAAGATGGAAACGGCGATCTGCGCGGCGGTCATCAACGGCGCCGGCAGCGCGACTGTGCCCCAGGGCGTCATGGCTAACGCCGCCGGAGCGACCGCCAAGACGGTGGCCTTCACCGTTGCGGGCCTGGGCGAGGCTATGGGCGCTTTGCCTTCCGCGTATCATCGGAACGCGGTGTGGGTCATGAGCGCGGCCACCTTCTACGGCACCATCATGCCGCTGGCCACCGACAGCAACGGCCTGCTGGTGATGAACGGCATCGAGCAGCGTCTGCTGGGCCACAAGGTGGTGCTGGACGAGAACGTCGCCGCCAAGATCATCTTCGGCGACTTCCACAACGGCTACGCCTTCAACTTCGGCGATGACATCCGGGTCGAGAGCGACACTTCTGTCGAGTTCCGCAAGGGCTCCACGGTATATCGCGCGATGGCCCTGGCTGACGGCGCGGTTGTGCAGGGCGAGGCTTTCGTGGTCGCCACCAAGAGCGCCTAATCTGAGGTGATGGCAGGATGAAACTGGTTATCACGGAAGAGTTCCACGACAGAGTGGCGGATGTCATCCGGGAGGCCGGAGACATCCTGACGGTGTCAGAGGAGCGCGGAAAGGAACTGCTGACGGCGCGGGTGTGCAGAGTCGTACCTGAGGAGACGGAAGCGCGGACTGCGGAACCGGAAACGGAAACGACTGAAGCGCCGAATGCGGAGCCGGAAGCGGAGCCGAAGACGGCGGGAAAACGGAAAAAAACTTAACCGGAAGCCCGGCGGGAGCGATCCTGCCGGGCTTTGCATTGAACGGAGGATGAGA